GTCGATGGCCGCTTCGACCCCAAGAACGCCGAGTTCTGGACGGAAATGCAGGGCAGGGTGTGGGCCGACTTGCGCGCCGGGGCTCAGACGCCGAACTACTTCCGCCTGATGATTCAGGCAGTGCAGCCGGGTCTTCAGGGTGTGCTCACGATCCTCGACCGGGACATGAGCTACGTCATCTGCCCGGATCGCAACGGCGGAATCGAATGTGGTATGCATGGCCATGCCGGGCCAAATGGTGGACGCGGGAACCCCCGTGCTTTCGCCAAGCTCGGGCGCAAGGCGAATCTCGGCCACTATCATTCGGCTGGCATCCTTGATGGCGTCTACTTCGGCGGCACCTGTAGCTCGCTGGACCCTGACTGGACGACCGGCCCCGGTGGTTGGTCGCACACCCACATCGTGACGTACCCGAATGGGAAACGCACCTTGGTCACGATGTGGAACAACAAGTGGTGCGCAAAAAGATAACCAAGGAGACGACAATGACGACTAAGAGACTCTATCTGGCTGGCCCCATTGCGGGGCTGACCTACGAAGAAGCTGCGCTCAATTGGCGCGAACGTGTGATCAACGAACTGCATGGGACCCACTTCTCAGACAAGCTTATCACCGAAATCGCCTGCTACTCTCCCATGCGTGGCAAGGTGTTCCTGAAGGGCTCCGGTGAAATCATCGGCAAGCAGGGCTACGATAGCCACCCGATGTCCTCCATGCAGGGCATCATTGGCCGCGACCGCAACGATGTGATTATGGCTGACGCCGTATTCATGAACGTGCTCGGTGCCAAGAGTGTCAGCATCGGAACCACAGTCGAGCTTGGATGGGCGGATGCTTTTCGAAAGCCGGTGATTCTCATTCTCGACAAGGGTGGCTGCCACGACCATGCCTTCTACAAGGGCATTGCCACCTACGTCTGCGAATCCGTCGAGCAAGGCATTGAATGTGCCAAGGCTCTGCTCATCCCGAACCCTGTGTGAGGTGGACCATGGACAAGTGTGATGAACACGACTTCAACGTGCCTCAAAAGCCTCTGGTCAGTGAGCGTGTCGGCGGCATGGTGCGTGACCGCCTCGTAGCCGCGAGAGCTTGGTTGGCTCTTCGTGCTCCTGCTATCTCGGGCAGCGGCGGGACCGAACATACCTATGTCACGGCTCAAATCCTTCTTGGCTATGATCTTGATGTGGGCATGGTCATGAGCCTGATGTCCGAATGGAACCGGACGTGCCTGCCGCCGTGGGAAGAAGACAAGCTGCTTGACATCATTCGCAATGCTGACAAGTACGGCACCCGCAAGCGGCACACCTTCAGCGACCTCACGGACTTGGCCACCAAGATTGAAAGGCAGAACACCATCGACAAGAGTAAGCTCAACAACATCGAGAACTTCCAAGCAGTCGGTATGCCCATGCCGGAGAAGCCCTCGGTGAAGAAGCCGACCAATCCGAAGGACGCGGTGGGTATTCGCAAGCCGCGCTTCTATTCCGGTATGTCAGCACACGTGCGCCGTCTCGTGAGCATTGGCATGATGGAAGGGGCAATGAAGTACGGGCGTCACAACTACAGGCCTGCTGCCGTGCGCGGCTCGGTCTACTATGATGCCACGAATGAGCACATGGACTGCTGGTGGGAAGGTGAAGACCTCGACCCGGATAGCGGGCTGCCGCACGTGATCAAGGCCATCTGCTCGCTCTATGTGTTGGCCGATGCCATCATCACCGGCAACCTCGTGGACGACCGCCCGCCGCGCACCGTGAGCCCGCGAGACATGGTCAACAAGTACCAGCCTCTCATTGACCGGCTGTTCGAACGGTATCCTAACCCCGAGGAAGCGTTCACGCATTTGAACTCAGCCGTGGATTCTCTTGTCAAGACTGAAGAAGAAAAATAAACAGGCTTGACCACACTTCACGAGCGGATTAACCATGTCCGCTCGTTCGCATTTCAGCGAACCCACACCAACATGGAGAATATCATGACCGGACCCTCGCTCCCTTTTTGCGACCATCTGCATGCCACGAAGTACCGCGCTGAGGGGGAGTCCTATGAGGGTTATGCCAAGCGCATCTCCTTGGCGTTGTCCGACGACTACCAGCATGAGCAGGTTCTGTTCGACATCACCAGCAACATGCGCTTCATGCCCGCTGGCCGCATTCAGGCGTGGGCTGGCTCCCCCAAGATTGTCACGCCTTACAACTGCTTCGTCTCACCCACCATCCATGACTCGTTTGTCGATGGTCCACGTGTGGCTGGAGATGACATGCGCTCGGTCTCCATCATGGATGCCGCGAAGCTGGCCGCGCAAACCATGCGGCAGGGTGGTGGTATCGGCTACGACTTTTCGACTCTGCGTCCGGCAGGCGACATGATTATGGGCGTTCGCGCCAGAACTGACGGGCCGATTGCTTTCATGCCGGTGTTCGACGCCGTCTGTCAGGCTACCTCGTCTGCCGGTGACCGCCGTGGTGCCGAGATGGGTGTGCTCCGTTGCGACCACCCGGACATCATCAAATTCATCACCATGAAGATGAACAACAAGTTCCTGACCGGCTTCAATGTGTCGGTCGGAGTCACCGACGAACTCATGGAGGCGGTTGCTCGCAACGGGACTTTCGATTTGCGTTTTGGTGGCCGTGTCTATTCGACCGTCGATGCCCGCGAGCTTTGGACCCTCATCATGACGACCACTTGGGAGTGGGCAGAGCCGGGTGTGCTCTTCCTTGATACCATCAATCGCATGAATAACCTCTGGTACTGCGAACGCATCGCAGCGACCAACCCGTGTGGTGAGCAGCCGCTGCCGCCCTATGGTGCGTGTCTGCTCGGCAGCTTCGCTGTGCCCAAGTACCTGAAACGCGACTTGGCGGGGTACTATTTCGACTGGGAGCAGTTCATTGCTGACATCGCGCCCGTGGTTCGCATGATGGACAACGTCATCGACAAGGCGAACTATCCACTGCCTCAGCAGAAGGAAGAGGCCATCAACAAGCGCCGCATGGGCTTGGGTATCACCGGCCTTGCCAACGCGCTGGAGGCTATGGGGCTCCCCTATGGCTCCATCGGGTTCACCACCTTCGAAACCAAACTGCTGAACATCCTGCGTGACGAGGCCTACCTTGCTAGTATTGATATTGCCAAGGAGAAGGGTGTATTCAAACTCTTCGACGCGGACCTCTATCTGGAAGGCAACTTCGTGAAGGACCTGCCCGAGGACATCAAGGATGGAATCCAGCGGTACGGCATCCGCAATTCACACCTGACTTCTATCGCGCCGACTGGCACCATCAGCTTCACGGCTGACAACATGTCGGGCGGTATTGAGCCTGTGTTCGCGCTGGAGACCGAACGCCCAGTGGACATGCCGGGCGGCAAGCATATTGTCACGGTGCAGGACTACGGCTTGTCTCAGCTTGGGGTGAGGGGCAAGACCACGGCTCAGGTCACAGTGGCCGAGCACCTGTCCGTCTTCCTCGTGGCGGCTGCCCGAGTCGACTCTGCCGTCAGCAAAACCGTGAACGTGGACAAGCATGTCGCCTTCAAGGACTTCGTGGGCATCTACCAGACGGCCTATGAAGGGGGTGCCAAGGGCCTCACGACCTTCAACAAGGACGGCAAGCGCTTCGCCCTGCTCACGGACAAGGATGGGGATGACAGGGCATCAGTGGCCACGCCAGAGGCCCCAGTGATGTCCGCTGTGATGGAAGGCTCCACCTGCACCTTCGACCCGGCCACTGGACGCCGGAACTGCGAATAGACGCGACCGCGTATAAAGCCGGGTTATACGCATTCGCGGATATTGGTGATAGCCTACGGTCGATTTTCCTGTTGACAGCCGATATACCATATGCTATCAGACTTGAAGGACGCAGCACATCGACCAATAGGGCTCCTAAAAAGAGCCCGACGAATCGCTAGAAGGACTGGGGTAAGACCCGCTAAAATTCAGAAGGCCGGAGCAAGGACTGCTAACTCCGGCCTTCACTTTCTGCGAGAGCCGTTGGGGTTCTCCTTCATGACGGGTTGCCGCCTGAAAATGGCTTAGGGGTGTGAAACCCTAGCACCCTGCCCAACGGGTAGCCGGTCTCACAGCCGGAGCAACTAACACGAGGCGTCAGTACACGCCTACTCGCAGTGATGACAGGTAGCTCAGTTGGTAGAGCGCTCGACCGATAATCGAGTGGTCGTAGGTTCAAACCCTGCCCTGTCAACCAAGCCCCGATGGCGAAATGGTAGACGCACTGGTTTCAGAAACCAGCAGCTAGAGGTTCGAGTCCTTCCCTATGTGCCATTCTCGGTTCGTCTAACGGTAGGACCCTTGGCTCTGAACCAAGTTATCGAGGTTCGAATCCTAGCTCCCCCGCCACTCACCCGATTTTGTCAAGGTCATCCACGGCAGCCTTGGCTTTCAACCACCAAGCCTTGAGGCGGTCCCATCCAGCGGCACCGATGAGGATGCCGAGGCCGAGTGTCAGAACAAATTCAATCATGGCTTCTCTCCTTCTCTACTTCAGTTGCAGTTACAAAACCAAGCTGCGAACCTGTCTGTTATAACCATCATAAGAAACCCGATGATGGCAATATAAAACAGGTCGCGCATACGCATGTTAGCATCTATCCAAAAGCTCTTTATACCCTTCCACATAGTGTCCTCCTTACTTCAGGTTGACGAGCCACATGTGCAAGCCATCCTTCAGCGCATCCCACAGGAAGTACATGAGCCCGAGCAGCGCCGTGCCGGACACATAGAGCATGGACTTCTTGATGTTCTGCTTGAGGGCAATGGAGCCCTGCCGCTGGTCATCAAGGAAGGTGAGGTTGTCCCTGAACTTGCGCATCGACTCCTTGCTGTTCACGTCGATGTCCAGTTTCTCAAAGAGAGAAGCGAGCGCACGGTCAGCCGCAGTTTCAGCGATGGCTTCCACCTCAGCCTTCGTGAACACATCGTTTTCACCGTTACGTTCCATGCTCGACTCCTTTACTTCTCATTACGACCGAACGCGCGGCCCACTACTTTGGCAACCGTACTGGCTGCGCTCCATGCCGTCACGCTGCTGGCCACCATCTCCGCACCACGGATGATGAAGAAGCTCAGGATAATTTCACCGGACCAACTGTAGACAGGCTCAGGCGGTGCGGCCACACTCCAATTCGGAAAGGCAAAGATGGTGTCGGCCCACACGCAAATCCACCATGCGATGACCGGGTATGCAATGAGCGGGACAATCCAACGTGTCGCCCACCAACCCATATTCAGTTCGTGCATCTGCTTCTTGACGTGAGAGAGTTCCACGTTCGCGCGAATGCTCTCACGGGCCACCTCACCTTGAATGACGGCGACCTGAGTCCGATGGTCCATCCACTTCCCGAGGAAGCTGAAAGGCAGCATGAGCAGTTTGATAATCCACATGGTTACACCGTCCCGTCAGTTGCCATTCCGGCCTTGTACTTCTTCCATACGCCGACAAGGGTCAGGGCCACGCCGATGACCACCAGCGCGATAACCGCGTAGGTGATGATGTGCGAGTAGTCGGCCACGGACTGAAGGGTATCAGTCTGCTCCTTGATGATGTCCACGACCGCGCCCGTGCCGGTGATGCCGGTGCCAGTCTTTACCGCCGTGTCGCCGCCAGAACGGTCGAGGGCGGCAATCAGGCGGTCCACAACCTCATCGGTCATCTTCCCGTACTTGCCGTCTGCCACGAGCCCGTTGGCCTTCTGGAGAGCCTTCACGGCTGCCTTGGTGCGAGCACCTGCAACACCGTCCACCTCACCCTTGTAGAAGCCGAGGCGCTTGAGGTCGCGCTGGTAATGCCTGATGGTGTCATTGCCATCTGCCGGGATGCCATCGGAAGTGACGGAGCCAGCCAGCACCTTGACGTAGTTCTTGTAGGCAGCGGCAATCTTCTCGCCGTAGCGGTTCTTGCGGCTGGCCGGGCCATTGTACTGGTCAGCGAACGACTGCCACCCCTTGGTCTGAAGCTCGTCCACGAGGCCGAACTTCAGGATGTACTTGGCCATGATGGCAATCTGTCCATCGACGCCGGACTTGGCGGCAGCTACGAGGGCATCGACCGAGCCGTAGCCGAGCTTCTTCCAGTGGGCACCCATGACCTGACCGAGGCCCCACGAGGTGGACTCGTAGGCAGCCTGCTTGTCGATGCGGGCAGCGCGTTCCAGAAGGGCATAGCGAGCCCCGTAGGAGCCCGGATTCTTGACAGCACCTGCCTTGGGGTTGGCGAGCCCCGCAGCCACCGCAGCGGCCAGCTTGTCGCCCTTGAGGCGCTTGTGGAAGTAGTGGCCTTCGAAGCGGATGGGTGGCAACTTCTCACCGGCCACATCCCACATGGGGTTGCCCGCAGATTCGACCTCACCGACCGCCAACAGGGCAGCAGCTTCGACATCAATTTCGGTTGCGGTCTTCTTGACCTTGGCAATTACGGCAGACGAGAACATATGGGAAACTCCTTTTGAAACAGGAGCCCACCCTAGCCGCCCGTGGAGGGCTACGTCAACCCGGTCAGTTTAGGTGTAGTCCTTGGCTTCCTCAATCCAATAAGTGCCACCTGTTGCGAGATACTGAGAGCCTGCACCAGCACGGATGTAGCAGTAGTATTCATCACCAGCAGTGCATGCGACAATACCACTTGCGAAATGCGAGTTATCCGTGCCCGAATTGTCGGTTGCATGAGCCCCCATTCCGGGGAAGTTCGTGCCGCTGCTGGTCTTGGCCATCCACATCTTCCAATAGCCGGTCGTGGAAGCACCGTGAGTGCCCCACCCACCCATGCGAACAGCCGTCAAACCAGAAGGCACCGTGAAGTATGCGTTGCCCGAAGTGAACCAAGAGCCGACATCGACGGCTTCATTGTTCAAGGCCTGCTGCCTGTCCGAACCCGCCGTGCCGGTCGTGCCGTTGCTGGACCTGCCAGCGATTGCATAATTCAAACCAGACTCAAGCTCTTCCATGGCGAACCACGAATAGTTACCGGCCTGCAAGTTGGAAGAAGAACTGGTGAGGGCATGGACGGTAAAGTAGTCATTGGCCACCACAGCGATAGGCGGTGAAATCAAACTGACGTACTCACCCACGGTATCAACACTGGGGCACAGATACGCGACCTGCGTTCCGTTCTTGCGAAGCTCAAGATAAATCTGCCCACCAGAGGTATCGACTTGAATTGAGCAAGTGAGACGCACAAGGCCGGTCGTGCCAGACTGCACAATCAATCGACCGGGGTTAGTCGAGTTATCATGCATACTGGAGTCATCTTTGTACTCTTCAGCATTCCATAGAAGCTCAGTGCTGGTCGTATTGACCGTCATAGTGCCACTGCGTTTGACGAGGGCTCCCTTCATGCCGCTCTTCAAAAGCTCAACCGAACCCCATGAAGAGTTTGCATCAGAGCCCCTGCCTGTGAAAGTAAACACCTCACCTGTTACGACCGTGATGGGTGCAGAGAAAGCATGACCAAAAGCATGGGAGCTTGCGGTCACGTCGATGGTGGTCCGCGCCGCGCCCATGTAGCTGCTGCCGCCCTTAGCTGAGTAGAGGTCACCACCACCCTGCCCGTTGGCACTCACACGAACGCGACGGCCATCCCACGCAGCCGGGATGGTGAAGCTACCACCCGACTGAATGTTCGGTGTGTCAACGATGTCAGCATTGGCACCGTCAGCCATTGAGTACCAGCCGACAACCGCAGCAGCGAACCTGAATGCATTGATGATGAAGCTCATGTTCCTATCACCCGTTGGTCGGATAGCCGATGAGGTACACCTTCAGGCCCTGACCCGGAGTGGTGTTACCAATCGCGTCAATGTCGATGGTGATTTCCGCATCATCAGCCAGCGCCGTGTCAGAGATAACACGCGGCGTGGCAGCAGTAGTTGTCGTCTTCTCGGAAGCATCGAAAGTGAGCTTGGTCGAGATGATGCTGGAGCCAGACTCGTTCACGTCCACAGTGAGCAGGGTGCCGCCAGTGGCCACAGTCGTGACGCTTGCGCGCACATCAGTGACCGTGAAAGCGAAGGGCATACGGAAAGTCGTCTTGGCGGTGCCCGTGGTGAGGTTGGTGGTCTCATCAGACACAGCGATTGCGATCACCTGAGTCGTGGGGATGACAGACTTACCATTCGCACGGAAGTAGCGAACATAGACGTTGTCGCCGCTATCCTGAGTCACGAAGGCCATGTCACCGGCAGCGGTCGTGATGTTTGCGCCACCCGGCAAGACAAGGGTCGTGGCGTTATGCGTCAGTGTCAGCGCGCCATCGAAGATGAGCCACGCAGAGCGGCCATCCTTGGCAGTGCCGAAGTCGATGTCGGTGATGGTGGTCGTGCCGGTGATGTGGAAGAGTCCGCCCTCACCAAGGCTGACAGTGGCAGCCGAAGCCACGTTGGAGCCCTTCTCCCACAGCGCGGCCAATGCGTCCGGGGTCACACCCTTGGTCGTATTGGTGCCCGTCAGTGCTTCAGTCGTGGATGCGGCGAGGAAGGAGCCACCACCGTCAATCGCGGTGCCATCGGCGCGCTGGTAGACAACGCAGTAGACGTTATCCGCCGCATCCTGAATGAACAACGCACGATCATTCGCGGCAGTCGTGATGTTGGCCGCGCCGGGCAGGAGCAGAGTGGTGGCATTGTGCGTCAACGTGAGAGCCGCATCGAAGATCACCCAAGCCCACCTGCCATTCTTCGCAGTCGCCCAGTCGATGTCAGTGATCGTGGTCGTGCCGGTGATGTGGAAGTACCCACCCTCAGCAAAAGTGACCGTAGCCGCCGAAGCAACGTCAGCACCCTTCTCCCACAGAGCCGCAATCGCGTCAGCCGTGGCAGCCTTGGCCGCATCCGTGCCGGTCAGGATTTCGGTCGTGCTCGTGAGCGAAATGCTGGAGCTAACAACCGATGTACCATCCGCCTTGGTGTACCAGACGCAATAGACGTTGTCCGACGCATCCTGAATGAACATGGCACGATCACCGGCAGCGGTCGTGATGTTCGCGCCACCGGGCAGAATGAGAGTAGTGGCATTGTGGGTGAGGGTAAGGGCACCATCGAACACGAGGACCGCAGCGCGGCCATTCTTCGCAGTCGCCCAGTCGATGTCAGTGATAGTGGTCGTGCCTGTGATGTGGAAATATCCACCCTCACCGAGTGAGATGGTGGCAGCCGAAGCCACGTTGGAGCCCTTTTCCCACAGAGCCGCAATCGCGTCAGCCGTGGCAGCCTTCGTGGTATTCGTGCCGGTCAGGATGTCAGTGGTGCTGGCAGCAGTGAAAGCCACGTTGGTGATGGGAGTGCCATCGGCGCGCTGATACCAGACGCAGACCACATTGTCGGACGAGTCCTGAACGAACATCGCAGTGTCACCGGCAGCCGTGGTGATACTGGCCGCACCCGGCAGCTTCATGGTCGTTGCGTTATACGTGATGGTCAGGATGCCATCGAAGATGAGGACCGCAGCGCGGCCATTCTTGGCGGTAGACCAGTCGATGTCGTTGATGGTGGTCGTGCCGGTGATGTGGAAGAGTCCACCCTCACCGAGCGAGGTGGTGCTGGCCGACGCGACATCCGCACCCTTTTCCCAAAGAGCCGCCAAGGCATCGGGCGTGACATAAACCGCCGTATCCGAGCCCTGCAAGACTTCTTCGGTCGTGGATGCACCGAGGCCAGCGGAAGCCACAAGAGCCGTGCCGTCCGCGCGCTGATACCAGACGCAATAGACATTGTCCGCGTTGTCCTGAATGAACGCAGCGCGGTCACCGGCAGCGGTCGTGATGTTCGCACCACCCGGCAGGACGAGGCTGGTTGCATTGTGCGTGATGGTGAGCACACCATTGAAGATGAGCACAGCTTCGCGGCCATTGGTGGCCGTAGCGAAGTCGATGTCCGTGATGCCGGTGGTGCCGGTGACATGGAAGTAACGGCCATTGCCAACGCTGATGGTGGCAGCGGACGCGATGTCCGAACCCTTCTTCCACAGCGAGGCCAGCTTGGCCGGGTCAACCGCGCGGCCCGTGACAGTGCCCGCGAGGACCTGCGCATTGGTCGCGTAGGTGGTGGCGGTCTGGTTCAACTGCTTGAAGCTGAGCGCGGTCACCCCTACAGTGATGGGGTTGTTGGTAGACATCATCCACAGAGTATCGGCGTTGGCCGTGCCTTCTGTGACGGAGACGAGCACACCCGCATAAACCTCAGTCGTACCATCATCGAAATCAGTTGCGCGGAACGGAACCGCATCGACAACGTAGATACCATTCTCGGCACCCGTGCTCTGGTTCTTGACGAGGACACGGTCGTTGGTTGCGAGCACCACACCATCAATAGTGTCACCGTTATTCAGTGCGGTGGCGATGGTGATGTTGGCAGTCGTGGCCACACGCACGGTGCCGGACACGTCACCCGGCAACACGATGGAGTCAGCTTCGAAAATACGGCGCACACCCGTGGCGGTAACATAGATGGCACCGAGAACGCCAGCACTGATGACGACTTCATCGGTGGAAGTGTCGTCCGTGACGATGATGTCCACACTGAGGTCATTGTCAACGAGCACCATACCGCGCTGGACGGCAGCCATCTTCAGGACCGGCGCAACTTCAGAGGTCGTGCCATCCATGACGAACGTGCTGTTCTGACGAAGCTGAGTCGTGGTGAGGACCTTCAACGCATCGGCGCCGGACCACGATACCATCAACTGAGCCGTGATGGCAGCATCAAGCACACCATCGCTGTTGTTGATGGCCAGTTCCTTTTGCGTCTGCGAGACGCTGACTTCCGTGCGCCCAAGGTTGTTCGACATGCTCTCTCCTTACGTGTCCTGAATCGTGACGCGAGTGATGCGACCCGGTCCATAGCCGCTTGCCGTAGCAAGGCTAGTGGCCTGTTGTACCATGATGTCAAGGTACTTGAAAGACGCAAACTCGCTGTATCCAATATCGGCTACAAGCTCATTTGCATCAGCGTTTTCCGAGATATAACTGCCAGCCTGAGCAGTGAACGCCGAGCCGGAATCGCCCAAGTCATCGGGAACTTCGAACTCGTAAAGTTCGGCAGTACGAATCTGCGCAAGGCTCAGCGTGAGGCTGGAGGCCCCTGTGACGACATACTCCACACCCGTGCCCTCAACCAGCGTCGGACGCCACAGGCCAGCACTGAAGGCCCACGTGTAGTACGGCCAGCGGTAGATGGTCACGAGGTAGTTGTCCTCGTCATTGGTGGGCAGCGCGACGGCATCCGTACCATCCTGCAAGTGAAGGATGTTGCGGCCACGGCGCTCCCAGTCGATGGTGATGTTGCCGGTCAACGCGCTGATGGAGCGAGTGATGGTCGGCACAGTAGGAACCCACGGCAGGGCTCCATACCCATGCAAGGCCACCGTCTTGCTGTTGATGGCAGCCTCAGACTGAGTCGGCCCGACCGCCTTGTATCGCAGCGAGCTTTCCACATTCGTGATTGCCATCGGCACGAGGTCCGTAAACAGTTCACCGATGAGGATGAGAGTGTCACCCACCTTGTGGCCATCGACGGCATAGTCCGTACCGTTGCGAGCGCGCACGAGGTTGGACAGTGTGTAGGAGCCATCCACGTTCTCAGTCACCGTCATGTACTGGATGAGTTCCCAACGGCCATTGGCCCCATAGGCAGCGAGGTTCGCGCCGTCCAGCAAATCAGACTCGGTGCAGCTTGCCAACAGGGTCTCATCGCCCGCCCTCACAATCACGTCGAAGGAGTTCAATTTGTCCGTCTGGAGCAAAGAGTCCGGCACGGTCGGGATGGTCAACGCCACGGAGACGCAGCCTTCATTCGTGTTGGCCACTGCCTCATAGAACGGAGTGGTCAGGATGGACAGGTATGCACTGGCACCCATCCATGCCGTGGTCTTCAGGATGGGACTCAGGTGCAGGTAGAGTGTGAACTGGCTGGTGTAAGCCAAGTCATGGTTCGACTTGAGCAACGGGATGTCAAGGATGTAGAGGTCGCCGCCGAGGTCGAACGGAATCTGCTGCGTGTATCCATTGCCTGCGTCAGCGTTGAACTCGACTGCCTCATCAGACTGGAAGCTGGTGCCACGGATACCTACGGAGAAGTCGTTGTTGTAGGTGACCTCAGCCGCCTTCAAGGTGTATGTCAACGAGCCGATGATGACCGAGCCCACGTCACCCGGCTCCACCTTGAAAAACTTCTGAGGCAGACGGAAGTCATACGAGACGCGCGAAGACCACGCAGTCCACAGCGCGCGGTTGGCGAGGGTCTTGGCTTCGACCGCCGTCATTGCGATGGGCACTTCGTAAGTAATCTGCTCGTTCGACCCGTTCGTGCTGATGAACTGCGAGCGTGTGGCGAACTGCATGGACCAATTATACGACAGGTTCTTGTCGAGGTAACGCAGCAGGACACGCTGAGGCACAGCGATTTCCTCTTCACGACGAGTCGTGAAGCTCACACCGTCCGGCGCGTTGTTCGACGGCAGCATGGTCTCACCATCGGCCACATCGAAATCGGTATCACTGTAGCCGACAGGCTTGCGCAAGAACTTCACCTGCCCATCGGACTCAATCACGTCGATGCGGTAGATGGCCGAGCATGCGTTGATGACCGCGCGATAGGAAGTAATCTGCGAGATGACGGCGCCGTCAATCTCATCGTCAATCTCCGGGTCCACATAGATTTCGCTGATGAGGTATCCGGCGTAGAGAGCCATGCCGGTCAAGAAGTCGGCCAGCGGCATACGGGCATCACCGAGACGGTCATAGTAGAACAGCGAGAGCGCGTCATCCATACTGTCCGTCTGGCCGGTGCCATTCGCACCCCCGCCTGCCTGCCCGATGCCTGCGAACATACGCATCTTGGAAGAGAACATGCGAGTGCTGGAGTCCACGTTGTACTGAGAATTGGTGTCAGTGAACGTGGTGATGGTCATGAAGGTGATGTCGAGTTCGTGGGTGCTGCCGTCAGTCACCGTCTGCCAAGCGAGGTAGCCGTTCGACATGTCATGCAGGAAGTTGTAGTGGTCATGCGCGGGCGGCAGTTTGCCAACAGCACTCACCGTGGCGAGCAGGTCACCCTCGGGGTCATACTTGTTGCAGGTGCCATTGTCCAAGAAGACGATGTAGACATCTTCGAAGGCATGGTAGTAGACATTGTTGATGCCTGAGCCGCAATTCTTCCACAGGCTCTTGGTGAACCCCGTGACGATGTTCGATGCGCCAGACTTGGTACGGCCCGCGCCGGTCTTGATGCGATGACGATAGATGTAACGGTCATCAATAATCATCATGTCCGAATAGCCATAGCCCACGGTGCCCGGACAGAACGAGTCATAGTTTGGACCACCTTCGATGAGGGCAATGTCGAGCCAGCCGGTGTCACCACTCAGGTGCAGGACCGCGATACCCGAGCCGCTGTAGAACGACTGGCAGTAGATGTAGGTGTCCACACTGTACTGGCCGTATACCAACTGAGCCGAATAGAACTTCGGGTAGTTGATGGTGCCCTGAAAGAACTGAAACTCATCTGTAATGGTGACCGTGTTGGCCGGGTACTGATGCGAGCCGGTGAACCCAATCTTGGCGCCTACCCAGTTGACGGGTACACCCGTGAGAGGGTCCATGAGCACGACAGGGCCGCGCCCCAGTCCGCCTTGCGGCATACCCACGATGACATTGAGCCACGGGATGTAGGACACACCACTGTCACCAACGCTGGTTGTCTGGAGTCCCTTCACATGTGCGAGGTCATCTTCGGTCGTCTGATTCGAGTTGTTATCCCAACCCACACCGTCACTTGAGTTCAAGTAAGCAGTGTTGATGAGAGTGCCGCTGGCCATGTTGTACGTGCGAACGGTGTCCTGCGTGTTGCTGCCATCAGAACGCACCGAGTAGTAGAGCATACGGTTCCAATCCGCGAAGCCGAAGTTCTGGCCACGGGAACCCGCCACATCAGCGGTCGGGTAGATGTTGGTCACGGTGTAAGTGGCCGAGGTCGCATCACCAATCTCAACAGAGATTGAAGGCGGACGGTTGCCCCACATGGCCACCGGCAAATCCTTGATGACCATATACATGAAGTCACGGAAGGCGGGAACCATGCCCACTCCCATCTTCGCTTCCATGGTCGGGTCTGGCAACTGAGCCGGGTCTGCCGGATAGAAGTCAAAGTTGAAGCCCTGAATTTTCACCTGACCCGTGCCGCGCCGGTCATAGATGAGCGAGCCATCCGCCCACACGCGAAGCACGTCACGCTTGGTGGCATCCGTGTTGCCGGGCACACCAAAGCTCACCGCGTAGGTGGCAAAATACTGGTACTCAGAAGTCTTCTCGGTCGGGCCACCGGAGCCGCCTGACTTGGTCTTCTTGATGTTCTCACGAAGCGGGATGGCCCACAGGATGTTGCCATAGAGACGGCGCACACCGAACGTGATGGGGATGGGCAGACCATAGAGCGAGAACGGGATGTTCAAGTCCTTGAGGCGTGGACCGACCGTCTTCTTGTCGCCGTCAGCTTCAACGATAGAGTAACCCGGAATGTAGCGGTCGTCAGGCGGGTCAATGACCTTGAACTCAATGACATCATTGCCCTCGGGAACCCACCCGGTATAGGATATGTCCATTTGCAGGTCGAAAAGGTCCCAACTGTCAAACGTCTTGCTGTCACTGAACATGTCAACCATGGCTAGGCGAGTCCCTTATATCTGAAGGCGGCAATGAGCATCCTTCTTACCTTATCGGACAGGGGCTCTTCAACCACCTTTCTCGCATCGACGCTGGCGTGGATGATTGTGGGCATATCCCCGATGTGGCTGGCCATGACGACATGCTGAGGGAAGATGGGGATTCGCATGACGAGAATGTCCGCATCCTGGATGTCTTTCAGGTCCTTCACCCGGAAGCCAAACGGCGCTATGGCCCGCATGAAATCGTAGTTCCTAGCGACCCTGCCGTAGTCGAGGGCATCGTCATAGTCATGCAGTCCGAGTTCCTTCCCCACGACATAGGGGACCCCGATGCAATCTATGCCGCGATGCGACCGGCCCTTGTGCTTCCACGGTGTCCCGATGTAGGTCCGTGCAAGCTCAAGGCACCTCTCACGAAGTACCCGTCTGGAGGAAGTCGGTGATGAAGTCGGGTCCGGGGACAAAGGGCTCACCTCGAAAATTTGCAATGTTGCTGAACTTGACGCGGCATGTGCTGAGGGTCTTATCACAACCAGCCACGAGTTCAAAGGTATCTCCCACCTGAATGTCGAATGGGAAGCGAAGCGAAAGATAGAGTGAGTCCTGCCCGCCACCATACGCGAACTGGTTCAACACCTCCATGGAGATGCCGTCATTGTCACCACTCGTGAAGGTGATGACGCCGTGTGTGTAGAATCCATTGGCGGGGTCACCTACAAGAGTCGCGCGAAGCTTGCTCTGTGTGTCAATCACATTGACCGTGCCCGTGGTGGTGAAGGCAGCGAGAGCCACTTGGCATCGGCTATCGCCAAGGTCAGCGCGGCACTGAGCCGAGTAGTATTCCCCGATGCGAGTGTCACCCCGTGTGAGCAGGCCACGGATTTCGAACTGGCCCTTCTTGCGGTTGGTGACCGTGATGGTGGACAGTATGCCGGTGAGCAGGATGAGTTTGCCGTATGTCGGGTATTCGTAGTCCACCACAGAGAACTCGATAACTGCCTTGTCATAGACGCCGCGCGCAATATCAACTTCCGAAATGCCGGTGTCAGAGAAGATGACATTGCAGTTCGTGGCCTGAATGCCATTGTTGGCCGAAGAAGTGATGGCCGCAACCGCGAGAGACTTATCACGCGCGTAGGTATTACTGCTGAAGACCACATCTTGGTCATGGTCTGTCATACGAAGTATGGTGCCATCCGTGCGTGTTATGGTGATGATGTGACACAAAGTAGTCGTCCCACTATCGAGACGAGTCTGAAGGCTGGCATTGATAGTACGACTCATTCACGGACCTCTTCGATTGGAATGTTGGGGATGGAGCCTGCATTCCAGATTTCCATTTCCACGTCGAGAGTATCGGACGCGAAGTGACACGGGATGTCGAACTCACCCTGCAACGTGATGACGTGGCCATTGAGTGGAGCGATGCTGAAGCGGATGATACCGCCCGTGATGAGGGACCACAAGGACTCAGACACGGCCACGCCGTTATCATAGACTACCAGAGTCGACTCAATGGGGCGCTTGATGGGGCGCGTGAAGGGCAGCACGTCATCGGCGTAGTACCTGATGCACGAGAAGTCCACCGTAGCTCCATTGCCGGTGCCAAGCGTCTCGCCGTCGAACTGGTAGTCCGACCAATCACGGAACAGGAAGCCACGCAGACGGCCACGGCGCGCATAGAAAAACTTGATGACATCACGAAGGTTGTCCTTCGACTGAATGCCGTATCCGATCTGTCCGCGATAGAGCGGATAGCTCCAGTTCTGATTCGTCACGAGGCTGCCGCCATCAGTGCGGTTCACGATGGTGCTGAACTGAGGACCGCCGCGCACACCGCGCTCAACATCCACCGGCATCCTTACTGCGTCAATAATCATCGCCTACCTGCCCTTCGATTTGCGCGGTCAACCATGCTGGCCACCTGAGACTCAAGCTGAGCCTTGTTCGCACGGAAGCTCTCCGCGTTCGGCGTGTTGACCGTCATGGAGACTTGCACACGGTTGTCCTGCGCACCCGTGCCCTTGGCACCCTGCATTGCTTCCATGGCTTCCGGTTCCGGGCGCGGCGCGTTGCCGAGGCCATACGGGTCATTGCTGCCGTAGTCCTTGCCACCCTGCATGGGGGTCAGGGTCTGGAAGTCCTGAATCTTGGACGCGACCTTCATCATCTCCGGCAAGGCAGCCTGAAACTGGTTATAGTTCTCACCAGCATCACGATATTCCTTGAGCTTTGCGACCGCAGTATCAGACTTCTCCGCAAGGAAAGCCACAACCTTTTTCTGATCTTCAATCATCCCGAGAATGTCGATGTTGCTGTATGCAAAGGCATCAAGTCCATAGCGCTCCAAAGATGCCTCAAGCATAGCCAGCTTGGACTTTTCACGCAAGGATTCCTCATCATACGGCTTGTTGGGATCGAAGGTGCCAGAGTATCCAGCCATCCCACCAAAGGTACCGTTGGCCATTTTAGTGCTCGCACGGTATGCTTCGTCACCAGCAAGAACCTTGTTGGCTTTCATCCACTTTGAATAGTCTTCCGGGTTGGCGTACTTCTGGTCACCGAACTCATCTGTGCCAACATGGTAGTTAGCACCATACTGAAGCTGGCCCTCGCCGTAGGACAACCAGTTGAAGTTCGGGTCATTTTCAAAAGAACGGCCCTCCGCCGAGTACCCTGTGCCCTTGAAGGACTGAGAGTTCTGATAAGCAACAGCCGAGTTCCTGAGCATCTTGGTACTGTTGTCATTCTGGACAGCAATCTCCTGAGCCACCTGATTGTTGGCGGACGCGGCAACCTTGTTGCTGGCCACGACAGCATTGGCCATGCGGTTGATGGCCTTGACGATGAGCACAGTGTTGTCGTTAGCGGCGGTCGTGCCGTTCGACTGAAGCGCATGGTTCGGAATGATGTTGCCGGTTGCACCAGCGGTGAACAGTTCGGGACCCTTCTCACCAACGAGATAGGTGCTGCCGGAAAGCACCGGGCCACCACCTGCGCGCGCCTCGACAGGAGCACTACCCGAGCCGCTGCCCGAACCACCAGAGCCAGCCGCTGCCTTGGCCGCTGCAAGCTCACGATAGGCCGCCGCAAGGTTGCGGATGCCAGCAGACGAATCATTGGCCGCATTGCCAGCCGCATTGAAACCAGCGGCAGCAGCCTCACCAGCAGCCTTGGCAGCCACCATGAGAGGGTTCAACTGAGCCATGAAGTCAGCGAACTCCTTCACCTGTTTTGCAGCGGTGGTCGAGGACTCTGCGCTGGACTGCATTGCAAAAGCCAACGTGCGCGAGGCAGTGGCCGCGCCGGATGCCTGCTTGTTCACGTTGCTCATGGACCCGCCAAGCTGGTCGGTCGGGGCCTTGGCAGCCGTGGATGCGGAAGCCGTGTTGGTCACCGCCGTACCTGCGTCCGTGGTGTACTTCTCCCAGTCCTTGGTGACACGCGCGAGGTTGTTGAAGCCATCAACCGAGGAAGGGATGGTGGTTGCAAAGCCGGTGAAGCGCTCACCCGCAATCCGATAACCCTCATCGACCTTCTTGATTTCGTCGGCCAAAGAAGCAGCAGATGCCTTGGCCGCATCAGTGCCAGACTTGGCACTAACCAACGGATTGATCATGCCTACGATGCTATCGCTTGCACCCCTCACCGCCGTGCCTGCATCATTCGCAGCCTTACCGCCGTCGAGCAGGCTCTGCGCATAGCTGACTATTTCCGTGCGAGCCACAGCCATGTTATGGACCGTCTCGTTTGAAGCGAGTCCAAGGGCATTCAGTACACGTGCCACGACCTCAGCACCGACCACGAAGGGCACGAAGGCGAACGTGATGACGTTGGTGAATGCCGCGATGAGCAGGGCAATGGTCTTGCCGACAGCCTCCATCACATTCGAGAACGTGAACCAAGAGGGCAGCGAGTCACCAATGGCAGAGACCATCTTGAAGTAGACATCCACGATGGTGATGAAGGCAGTGTAGAGACCATCAACCGCGCGCTTCACGGCAGGCACGGTATTGTAGAACCCGACCAGCGCAACACCCGCAGCCGCAATGGCCGCAACCCACACAGTGATGGGGTTGATCAGGAAGGCAGCCTGCATGAGGGCCATGGCACTCGTCAGCGAACGCACACCACCCGCGAGCGAGATGAATGCACCGACAGCATTAGACGAAGCACCAATCCATCCAGCCATGGTGGCCGCGTACCGAACAGCCACGAGGGCAGCAGCAGCCACGACCACGAGGTTCAAGTTGTTGCCCATGAAAGTAAGCGCACGGCTGAGACCACCGAAGATGCCGGTGCCACGATTGATTTCACCGAACATCTCAATAGCGCCGGTCTTGATGGCGATGAACCCCTCTTCGATAGTCGGCAGAGTCTTGTCGAACTCCTTCTGAAGTTCAGGCGCGGCAGCAGCCACGGCCTTGATGACACGCTCGGTCTCAAGGATGCCGGGGTTGGCCTTGGCAAATGCGATCAACTGACCACCGCTGATGCCGAACTCCTTACCGATTGCGGTAGCAAGGGCGGGCAACTGCTCGGCCACGGAACGAAGCTCGTCACCACGCAGCGCGCCGGACGCGAGAGACTGCGTGAACTGAATCATGGAGTTTCGAGCTTCCATGGAGGTTGCGCCACCGACCTTGACAGACAGGGCGAGGCCCTTCATGACCTTCTCAAGGTATTCCGTCGAGTAGCCGAGACCTTCGGTCGAACGAAGGAGACGAGCATAGGTGATCGCGTTGCCTTCAATGTCGGTACGAGTCTGCCGGGAAATCTGAGAGACGAACTGCTGAGCCCTGTTGAACTCTTCCAAGGACTTCGTGGCCACACGCAGACGGTTGTCCATGCGAGTCGCTGCGTCGATGATGTCCACGAGTCCAGTGGCCGCTCGGATGGTAGACGCCACGACGAGGGCCTGCCGAAAGAACTGAAGTGCGCTGGCTGACTTCTGAGCGGAAGCACCGACCTGACCAATCGCAGCCGCCGTCGCCTGAGCGCCGGACTGGGTGACGACAATCTGGAAGGTATGGGTGGCCACTATGTTCTATTCCTTCTTGATGACGGTGATAGAACTAGCACGTGCTCCCATGGCCTGCAATCCCTTGGCTACCATGCCCGTAGGACGGTGTTTTGCGTCACCGTATTCGAGCACTCCAATGTAGGGAACATTGTTCGTGATGTAGGCTGCCTTCCCGCCCTTGTAGCCCGCCATGGCTGCCTTTCCCCGGCTCTTGGTCACCGACCTAGCCGCCGAGGCTCCAGAGCCGCCCACAGAGCCCTTAACGTGCGGGGCGACCTCTCCACCAGCGGGCCCGCCCACGGTAACCTGCCAGTTGGATACGGCCCGCGTGGTATCGACCGGCGTCTGGTCAGCGATGACCTCCAAGCCAGCTTCCACGATAGACTGAACGGCAGCATCCATGCCCGCCTTTACACCCTCACCCCACGTGGCAACGACCTTGGGCATCTGATCGAACGGGTAGGTGGGCATGGCTACTTTCCTCTTGCGTTATGGGGTCCCTTCGGCGCGGCCTGAATACGCTTCTCAGCCTTCTTCTCAATATACACCTTGTCCATGGCTCGCATCAACCAAGTGAATCGTTGGAAGTCAGCAGGTGAGTCGTTGAAGCCACACGCATTGGCATACGCATGCAGAGCGGTCCACGGGATTACTCCATCTGCCCGGCAGGTACTGAGTTCGAAGAATGCTTCGTACTCTCCACTGAGCCAAGGCAGAAGCTCCGGCGCATTTGCGATGCGGTCGGGAACCTTCTGCCTTGCCTTGATGGCCTGCAATACGATGTCGCCGTCCTTGTCCCCGTGATCTAGGTAGTAGACAAGGACCTCGGTTAGTTTCCCGCTTCGTCCTCGACGGTGGCCGAGTTGAAGGTGGACAGAGCCTGCGATTCGCCCATGAGGAAATCGTACAGGTTCGGAAGCTGCTTCATCAGGCTCTCGGCGTTCTCGCGGTTGAACGGAACGACTTCGCCCTGCTTGTTCTTGACATCCTTCCAGTCGAGCAGGAGAGTTTCGAAGAAGCACTTCTTGGCGATTTCGTTGATGAGGTCCATGCGCTCCGGCGTGATGTCCTTGCTGTTGCGGAACAGGGCCATGTTCGGCTTCATGAGCATGGTCTGGACTTTGATGTAACGCTTGTTGGCGCCGCCCGCACGAGCAATCTTGAAGGCCGGGGGGTTCTTGTTGGACTCGGTCGGCTCACCCGTGGGGTAAACCCACTTGCCGGTGACCTCCACATTGGCATCGGTTTCAAAGGCATCGAAAAGCAAATTGGTCATTGTCATCTCCTGATATGGTTGAGGCCGGAGTTTTCACCCCGGCCTCATCCCTATAGCTTATGGTTAACGCGAATGCAAGCCTTACGAAGAGGCGGCAGTCGGCAGGTAGTCGTAGAACACCATGAGCAAGGTGTGATCGAACACCTCATCAGCCGCAGCAGGCATCTCAAGGTTCAACATGATCGGCTTGTCCTGCTCCACCTTCAACCGGCCATCGCCAAGGGCAATGAGCGGAATGTCGATGGCGATACCGGCGTTGTCCTTGATGACGATGCCGTGGATCGTGACATCGCTGTTGTTGCGGACGGCGCTGACGGCGGTCACATTCGAGAAGTACGCATTGGCGCCGCCATCCACGATGAACTGGCCAGCGGTCATGTCGAACGATCCGAGGTAGGAGACCGCCTTGTTCGCGCTGATGTTGTTGTTCACCTGAATGGTGAACTCCGACAGGAAGGCGAACAGTGCAGAGGGATTGGCACCGGCAGTGCGATCAAGGATAGACATCTTCAGCACCGCGAAGTCATTGCTGGTGTTGTAGGCGTCTTCAGCCACGATGCTCGGGCGCGTACCGGCCTTCACTCCCGTGACGCCCGTGCGCTGCTCGTGGTCCGTACCCATGAAGGCCATGGAGACGGTGGCCTTGTCAGCCGTCGAGAAACTGAACTCGGCAGTGTTCGGAACGGCACCAACCACGTACTCGCTCTGAATCTGCGAGGGCGAAGCATCATCCGAAGCACCCAACGTGCGCTCAAGCTGGAAGGTGCGGCGGACCTGAAGGCTGCCGGACGATTCATTCTTGATGACGCGACCGAACCACAGACGGATGGTCTTCGTGGTGTTGGCTTCGGTGACCATCGTAGTGTTGGTCTTGTCGAACGTCATGCGGTTTGCAGCCACCGTGTAGACGCGAGCCCACGTGTTGTTCGCGGCAGTCGAGAACTGCATGGGCGAAGTATCTCCACCCATGTAAATCCACTCGCCCGGAATGATACCGAGAGTGGTGAAGTCCAAGGTGGTAGAGGTGATGGCCGGGAGAGTGCCCGATGCGTCCACGTCGATGTCGCCGGTCGCAGACTGGTAGCCGACAACAGTGATCTTCGCACCAGATGGCGGCGAGGCCTCAGCGGTCAACTGGCCAGTGGCGACTTCGACGGAGACGTTCGAAGTGACGACAGTGACCACGTTCAGCGCATTGTTGCCGGTGTTGGTGAAGCCAGAGCCCTTGATGAGCGAACCCGCGAGGAAGCCGGAAGTGGAAGCCACTTCGTATTCATCCGGGTTACCGCCATCGATGTCAACAGCGGTGACAACCTCTTCGCCCTTGCGGCGGAAGTCAGCGAAGAAGAAGCCCTGAAGGAGGTCCTGAAGGCCGGTCTGAAGCAGGTCGGAAGTGAAGCCGCCGTTCGAGTCGAGGTCAACGATGACGCCCTTCTTGCGCTGGCGCCCCTGATTGATGGGGTTGCGGGCAACGAGCTTGTACTGACCACCGAAGTCGTCATACTCGTTGGGCTCCAGCGGATACCAGACTGCCGAGCCGTTCGCCACACCAATGCTGGTTTCCAGCGAGTAGCGAAGGCCAGTGCCGTTCGAGTCAATCTTGTTTACAGCGGCCATTTGTGTCTCCTTTGGTTAGGCGATTTCGTCGTAGTCGAACTCTGCGAACACGTTGGTCTGAAGATACGGACCCGTATGGCCCACGTCGATGACCCGCGCATTGCGGAAGGTGATTGCGTCAGAGCCCGTATTTACACCCCGAAACGCACCCTTGACAACCCCCGAAATGAGGTCAGCGTTTTCCTGCCCGGAACCGTACTTCGTGAAGATTTGGACCATGACCACGCCGTAAACCCGGAACCTTCGATTGCCGCTGGAGCCAAGGGACTTCTGCACCTCATTGGTCAGGTCAACGAAGGCGCGGATGTGCTCATCATCACCATCCGGTGATACCTTCACACGGTCGGGATAGTACACGGGGATTGAAGAGTACGCAGAAGCGTCTACGGCTGCTTTGAGGCATCCATAGATGGCATCACGGGCATCCGTTGAGTTGGCGATGGGCATGCTTACCTCTTCACAACAAATTCATAAACGATAGTTACGTCACCGGGCCGGATGGGGCAGGCCTTGACCACCTTGTAGATGCGGCCATTATCCGACACGTGGTCGATGTCCTCAAGGTCTTCCGGCGTGGCGAGTGAGTCATGCGCAATCATCATCTTCTCTTCGCCGCGACGAAGGAGTCCACCCTTCTCGTCCTCTTCGTCAATCGGATAGAAGACAGCCTTGACGGTGCCGACCGTCACGTTCACGGCAGTGGCGGGTCCGCGCCAAGGCTTGGCGGCATCCGCCGAAGTCTGGTTCTTACGGACAAGCGTGACATCTCGCCCATTGGCTTCAATGAGTCGCTTGGCCGTTACCGCTGCCTTGACGTGGTTGACCATTATCCCCTCGACAACCTCGTAGCCATTCCAGTCTTCACGATGGGCTTCAACCACTCATCAGCTACCGGGTACTCTGGCAGGTTGACGAGCGAAGACATATCGGACAGCGCGCCGGGCGCGCGGCCATTGAGTACCAACCTCCACTGCTCTTGGCTGTACCACGTGTCCTCTTCGATAGGACCGACAACCGTCTTCTGACGCTGGACCAACCCGCCCGTGGACACAGTCGTGTCGCCGGTATCAAGGTCCACAGGATTGTAGCTCGGTGCTGGCACTGGCAGCAGTTCACCGAGCTTGAGCGCAATCAGCGCGTACTCGACAACACCACGCTTCAGTTCCTTGGGGATAGTGTTCGTCTGAATGTAGTCGTTCTGATTGGTGAAAGCATCCGAACGGGGCCACATAAGGCTCTGCTCACGGTCGCGCAACACGCCGACGAACTTGGTGCCGAAGCGTTTATCCACATAGTCCGTAGCCTTGACTATGGCAGCCTCTATATCCGCAGTGTCGAACTCTGTAGCATCCACCCCACGAGCAGTGTGCCACGCGCGGAAGAATGCCACTGTGATGTAGGCATTGGCATCCGTAACAATGGTGCCGTCTTCAACGATGATAGCCATTAGTGAACTCCCTTCCTTCTTACGAGGGACCTTAAACTATAAAGGGCAGCTTGCGCCACCCCCTTTATACTTCGTGAAAGTCAGAGGAGTCAGAGAAGTCAGACCTCAGCCATGGCCTTCTCACGGTTCCACTCGGGGATGGCCATGTTGATGTCCTTGCGCGTGACGTTGACCACACTGGAGGCAGATGCCACAGCATCCACACGCGGCAGTCCAGCATCGGTCCAGTGGTCATCATTCGACGGGTCGAGAGCCTTGATGCCGTCGATGATTTTCAGCACAGTCGAGTCGGGTGACCCTTTCGGTGCCCCTTCATCGACACTGTGTCCTTCCGGTACTCCGTCCCCATCGGGACCACCCCCGGTGCCATCGGTCGAAGCTCCAGTTGCTCCAACCCCGCTGCCGGTGCCGGGGCTGGTGATGTCGGCTGGTGCTCCACCCGTGTCCGACCCTGATTGTCTATCCAGAACCTCTGGCATCCCATTGCTCTCTCCCTTGTTCACACTGTCGCGTTCCTGAGCCGCCGCGAGTTCATCCGAGCCGACCGGATATGCATTGTAGGTGGCCAGATACGCGATGACGCCGCCCATCTTGGCGAGTTCACCCTTCACTTCGGCCTTGCCATTGACGAAGTCGATGTGGTTGACCTTCATCGTATTGCCAGCATAGAAGCCGGTCATTTCAAACTTCATTGTCATGTCTCCTTGTTGAGGTTATTCACACCCTATATCACGAATCAAAACGGGGACGCAAGGCCCCCGTCAAGATGGTATGTGGTGGGTCGGATTAGACGCTCGAAACCAGCTTGGCCTCAAGATAGATGGTGCCCGCCGCCAATGCCGTCGCGGTTGCAGTGGCCCAAGCAGTGTCATTCGGCGTATTCAGACTCGCCTGAGCCTGAGTGATCGCGGCTCCACCACTCGCGGCCTCGACCACCATACAGTCAACATTGTTGACCAATGAGTTCATGGCGGATGCGGGCAGCTTAACCAGATATACAGCCATTGGATGTTCTCCTTGTGAATGAGATGAAGGTGGGAGGGCGGGTGTTACCCCGCCCCATCCGATTAGTTGGTGATGCCTTCAGCCGCCGACAGGCCCTTCTCAGAGAACATGGCCAGACCACAGTACCACTTGACGCGGTAGATGTGCTCGTCCTTGGTCTCGCTTTCGCCAACGTCCACGACGCTGAGGCCAGCGGCGTTCGCGGCGGTCAGACCGGCAATGCCGTGCGAGCGCGAACCGTCATCCAGAGTGCCAGCGAAGATGGTGGTCTGAGCGGAGCCCGAACCCTTCGTCTGGTTGATGGGAATCCAGTCGTTGCGGAAGATGGGCACACCACGGTAGGCATGGACCTGAACACCGGACGGAAGCTGAACGACTTCCGAGATGTTCGCGCCGCCGAGAGCACGGAGCAGCGCGAGGTAGGAACGCTGCGGACGGGCATGCATGGTGATGTAGTCAACCTGACCGTCCTTGTCCACGACAAGGTCGAGCAGTTCGTCCATGAAGGCGAAGCTCAGGGCACCGCCGTTGGCGCCGGTCGCAACCTTCTGGCCAGCGACCGCGAGGGAGACGAGGCCGGTGAACTGGTCCGAAGCACCAGTGCCATTGATGAGCATGTCCTGATACTTGCGGCCTGCCGACTTGGCCTTGGAGCCGATCTGGATGCCGGTCTGGTCGTTGCCGTCACCCGAGCGGGTGGCCTGAATGAGACCGTTGACTTCGGCGTCACCGATAATCGTGGTCAGGCTGGACGTGACCTGCGTGAAGGTCGCAGCCGCCTTGGAACCGATGGTGTCACCCACACCTTCAACGTCAACGTCACCGAGGACATTTTCACGGTTGTAGGCGAGAGCGTTACCCTCGATGCCGTCGAACGGCAGGATTTCATAGAACTTGTTGACGGTGATGACGTTCTCAATCAGGCCAGCAACCAACTGGTTCTGAGCGAGCTTGGCGCTTTCTGCGAGGGTTACGGAAGCCATGGGCGGTTCTCCTTCTAGGTGGTTAAAAGTCACTACGGTCATGAGGCTCGGTTTCCCGATTTCATAACCTTCGTTGGCTCTCCCTCAGAAGGTCCGTCCCCCTCACGCGACATGCGCGAAGAAACCGTTGTCAAGGAAATACATGATTCATGGTTAAGATGTCAACCCCCAAAAGAGAAGGCCTTGGATTTCGCCAAGGCCTTTTCTGA